GCCGGCTACACTGCCTGGAACGTTTCCTCCACCGTTGACAACCTCGCAACCGATACTCTCCAATACACCTGCTCAGGCGCCCCGACGATTACCTACTACGAATGTGGGACCTCAGTCACCTGCGCTTCGCCAACACAGATCGGTGCGATCACCCTCGCCGCCAGCGGCCGCATCTACTTCAACGCCTCTGGCCTGTCATCGACCCAAATCTCCGCAGGGGACTTCACCGCTTGGGGGCTGAGTGGGACCTGTACCGCGCTACAACTTACCGCGAAGGCTCAAGTCCATGCCCAATGAGAAGCCCGAGGTTGATCTCAACGACCTTTCCGATAAGGGCATTCTCCTCCGCATCGCACAGGAGCTAAAGTCCATTCGTGTCCTTCTCACCGGCGCTGTTCACTTCCAACGCGAGGCAGAGAAAGAAATCCCGGAGTACATGCGCCGGTTCATGGACTACATGCATGACGTCAGCGATATCACCTACATGTACGAAAGTCGTGGCCATCAGGCTCCAGAGTATGTAAAGCGCGAGGCTGAGCGCTGCGACGATCGCCTTCGCCAACTCCTAAACATCTTACATACCGACGGAGGCGAGTTTGAAAAAATCCGTCGTGAGATGGCAAAGGACCCAACCAACCGCTGGGATCATACCCGGCAACTTTCACCCCCGAAGGAGCAAGCATGAGCAACGCGAAGAAAGTCGAACCCATTCCTCACGCGATGAGCGTGAAAGGGGTTTCGCAAATCGGTCTCGCCCTTGGCAACAAGGCCACTGATGTCCCTGGTACCCTCCCTGGAGGAGCCAAGGCACTCAACAAAGGTCGTGGGTTCTCCGCCCCTCACGATGAAGGACGAACTATCCACCACGGCGGATCACAAAGGAGACATGACTAATGCCAATGGATATTAACCGTGTAGCCGCACTACTGCATATCGTCAAAGAGGCCGCAGGGCACCCTGCCCAGCTAGGCGCCCTGGGTGGCTTGGCAATGAAAGAGCTTCTCGAACACAACCGCGACGCGAAGGTCGAACATGATAAATACCTTGCTGAGCAAGCAAAGGCCGCCGCAGCAAAGAAACTCGATGAAGCTGTAAAGGCAAAGAAGATCGCTGAGGACGAAGCCAAAAAGGCTGAGCTTACCAACAAACCGCAACAGCCTCCGCTCCCTCCTGGCGTGCAAGTAGCGAAGGATCGTGAAGATCGCGCGAAGCAAGACGTAGCCCTTGCTGAGGCTCGAGCCAAGAAGGCTAATGAGACAAAGAACGAGCCTGATGAGGCAGAGTCGGCTGGGAGTGAGGAGCCTAAGATCGTTCGTCGTGCGATCCCAGCTGATGAATACGATACCAACAGGGTGGATTAAATGGCAAGAGATATCCTCTCCGGCTTCGGGCCAGATACTCCCAAGCCCCAAGCCTCTCGCATGAGCGGGAGCGGGCAGGTGGAATGCAAGCCGCTTCCTTACGACCCGCCGAAGGGCCCTAAGGGCCAGATGGAACAAGGCCCCGGCCTCCACGGCACCAACCACGGCAACTGCGGCACGCAGAAGTAAATGGTCGCCCTCGTCGATATCGGTAATCGAGCCCTACAGCTGGCGGGCACTCGCACCAACATGTCCGCCAGCGAGTTCACTAACCAGACCTCGAACGAGGCGATCCAGACCTCCCTCGTCATCTACTCCCTTCGAGACGAACTCCTTCGAATGGCTCCTTGGGATTGTGCTTTTAACTTCAACAACCTTAACTACATCACCTCCACCCCCGGGACCCCAGAGAACACTTCTCAGATAACTCAAACTTGGGTCAAGGGCCAACCAGCCCCGCCTTGGAGCTACGAATATGCCTACCCCGGTGATTGCCTCCGTGCTTGTTGGATTGTCCCTTGGCTCAACACTGGCTTTGCTGGTGGCATCCCGATCACCACCGCAGTCACCGCCGTCGGGGCGGGTGCACCAACCAACTTCGGTTCCCCACCCTCCCCATTCAAGATTGGTATTGACCAATTCTATTCTGTTAACACCGTTGGTGTTGCCGCGGGCGGCCTTGGATACGCAGTCGGTGATCTAATCTACGCTGCTCCAGGGTTATACTCACCATCAAACATCCCAACTAACAATCCACCGATCGGCGGTCCAGCGATATTCCTCGTGACCACCGTCGGTGCAGGGGGTGTCATCACCGGCGTCGCTCTAGTCAATACCTTCGCCCAATCCCAGCCTGAGAATACCGAACCCCTCTCAGGTCAATACTTCGCTATTCAACCTTCGCCAATGGCCCAAGCCTCTACCACTGGCTCGGGCTCAGGCGCCACGTTCATCGTCACTTTCTCTGCTCAGACTGATCAGCGCGTGATCTGGACCGGGCAGGAGTTCGCGACTCTCGCCTATGTCAAGCAAGTCACCGATCCGAATGTGATGGACCCGTTGTTCATCTCCGCTTGGTGTCACGGCCTCGCCGCCTACGTCGGTTACCAACTCCATGGGGATAAGCAAAAGGCGAATATGGAAATCCAGCATGCGAACAATGCTGTGATCGAGGCACGGAAGGTGGATGGGAATGAAGGGCTGACGGTGAATGATGTGCTACCTGATTGGCTTCGGATTAGAGGGGCCGGCGTTCCTAACTGGGAATACTCTTCCTCCATCGGTGGCTTTAATTGGGGGCCGCTTCTCAGCGCATTCTGATGGCCCAACCCGCAATCCAAACATCCTTTGCTTCTGGCGAGTGGGCCCCTAAGCTCCGCTCGCGCGTGGATGTGCAGAAGTACCGCTCAGGCGCGGCGCTCCTTCGTAACTTCTATATCGACTACTCCGGCGGTGGGGCCTCCACTCGCCAGGGGACGAAGTTTATCAACCAATGTAAATCCCTTGGCGCGAGACTAATCCCTTTCCAGCCCTCAACCACGATCAGCTACGAGCTTGAGTTTGGTCAGAACTACATCCGGTTCTACTCCAACGGCTCTCCGATCCTCGAAACCGCGACGACGATCGCTGGGATCACTCAGGCAAATCCTGGCGTGGTCCACGATGTAGCACATGGTTACGCCACTGGTGATTGGGTGTTCCTGCTCATCTTGGGGATGGCACAGCTTAACGCGAACTATTACATTGTTGTTAAGATCGACGCTGATCATTACTCCCTTACTGATCTTAACGGCAATGTTATTAACACCACGACCTTCGGCGCTTTTATCAGCGGCACCGCTCAACGCGTTTACACCATCACCTCCCCTTACGCCGTTACCGATCTATTTCCAAATCCCCTTACCGGCAACCCCGGGATCAAATTCGTCCAAGATGTAACTTCGATGATTATCTGTCATCCAAGTTACCAGCCGCAAATCTTAACCATCGTTGCCCCGGCGAATTGGACCTTGTCTGTAATCAACTTCGGCGCGACGATTGGCACCCCGGCTACACCGACAATCACCTCCACTTCTGGTACCGGCGCGGGATGGAACTATGCCTACCTCGTCACGGCCTTGGATATTAATAATCAAGAAAGCCCACCGTCAGTCCCAGGAACTATCTCCAACATTCAGCTTATCTCCTCCGCTGGGATGACTAACAAAATCGCTTGGACAGCAGTACCAGGGGCGGTAAGTTATAATGTCTATAAGGCCTCTCCGGCGTTAACTACCGCGATCCAATCCGGGGCCCCTTATGGCTTTATCGGCAATTGCACTGACATCACCTTTCTTGATGCATTCCCGGGCATTGACCCCGATTTTTCACAGACCCCACCGATCCCGCAGAACCCCTTCCAAGGCGCGGGGGTACAATTACTAACCTTGACCGGGAATGATAACTACACTACCATCCCCTCAGTCATCATCGCTGCCCCACCTGCTGGTGGCTACCCTGCTCAGGGCCTTGCAGCGATGCAGGTCAGTGCAGCGAGCGTAGTCTCTTCACAAGGGGTATTCCAAGCTGGTAATATTGTCTATCTCAGTTCCTCCATCGCACCAGTATTAGGCGTTGTGCTAGGCGTTGGGACTGTTGATGGCTTTGGCAATCCATTAACTTTATTCATCGTTAGTGGTGGTAACGCAACAGGGGCGGGGAACGCCTTACCTTCCCCAGGTACATTCTATCGGCCTGGAACCCCGTCGAATAATATCACCGCCAATTTAACTTGGGACATAAACACCCTCAGTGTGACCATGCCCGGCGCTGGATACACCACCACTCCAGGAGTTTCCTTCTCCTCTGGTGCAGCTACTGCAACGGCAACCCTATTTACAACAACTGGAGGGAACCCTGGAGTGCCTGGGTTCCTCCAGCAACGCTTGATGTTGGCAAACCAAACCACCGCAGCGCAGTCATATAACCTTTCTCAGCCAGGATCATTTTTCAACTACGACACTTCTAACCCGTCTCAAGACGATGACGCTATCAGCGGCACCATCATCGCCGAAGAACTTAACGACATTCGGAACCTAACCCCCGTCCCAACAGGGATGATTGCCTTTACTGGTAAGGGCGCGTGGCTTATCAACGGCGGTGGAGGCATCTCCACCCAAGTCCCGATCACCCCGAGTAACCAAACCGCGCAGCCTCAAGGCTTCAACGGCGCGAATGATATGCGGCCGATTAAGATTAATATGGACGCCCTTTACGTTACTAACAAGGGCAACTACGTCCGCGACCTGACCTACAACCTCTACGCTCAAATCTTCACCGGGCGCGACATCAGCGTCATCTCTAATCATCTCTTCTTCAACTACTACATGCTTGATTGGGCCTGGAGCGAGGAGCCTTTCAAAACCCTCTGGTGCGTCCGCGGGGATGGTCAGTTGGTGAGCCTTGGGTTTGTGAAGGACGAGATTGAAGGGTGGAGTCATCACGACACGAACGGCCAGTTCAAGTCGGTCTGCTCAGTTATCGAGAATGTAAACGGCAACATCGTTGACGCAGTCTACTTCATTGTCGAACGGATCATCAATGGCAACACCGTTCAGTACGTCGAGCGTATGGCGGATCGGTACTTTACCTATGGCTATGAAGACGCTTGGTCAGTGGACTGTGCGTTGCAAACGACCCCCTACGCTACAGGGCAAGCAGGGTCAACAGCAGGTACCTCTGTGGCAGTGGCTAGCAGCGCGGTTGGCCCTGGCGTACCCGTAGTCTTCTCCCCAAGCATCGGCCTCACCGCAGGCAACATCGGCGACGTCATCCGCGTTGGCAGTGGGGTAATGACTATCACCGCCGTGGCTGATGGGGCGCATTGCACAGTCAACATCACCCAGGCAATAGCCGCTGCCAACCTCTACACCGGCATCCCTTTCGTAACCACTCAATGGACCCTATGGCTTCCAGTCACAAGCGTGTCCGGCCTTACCCAACTGATCGGTCAATCTGTAGTTGGAGTCGCCGACGGTGTCGTAGTCGGCCCATTTGTCGTCTCCGCGACTGGCTCCGTCGCCTTGGGCCTTACCGCCTCGAAGATAACCCTGGGTCTTGCGTACTTACCTCAGTTGCAGACCCTCCCGCTGGACCTCGGTGAGCCAACGGTGCAGGGGAAGCGAAAGAAGATCACTGGGATCACGGTAAGGGTGGCTGACACTCTGGGGATTAGCATTGGAAGGACTTTTGCTGGCGCGAAGCCGATGAAAGATTTTACTTTAGGTAACGTTCCTACCACCTCCACCGGCCCAGCAATGGTTACAGGTTTGGTAAGTGGCGATGGTCGGACTATCATCGACACAGCCTGGGACGAGGCGGGGAACTATTGCATTCAGCAGAACCTCCCCTACCCCGCTACGATCCTTGGGGCGTTTCCAGAGGTATCTTTAGGCGACACCAAATGATAGATATCCTAGCCAAGGCTCCTACTAACACCAGCGACCTGATCCAGCGCTCGCCGGTGGCTGACCTCCCTGGCGCTGAGGAGGTGCTTAGGGAGTGTATGTGGCGCTCGATCGAGATTAGGCAGGGGCTTGTGGATGGTAAGGTCGCCTGCGCGTGGGGATTGATCCCACCAACGGTGCTAAGCAACACTGCATATCTCTGGTTGCTCACTACCGATATTATCGTCGAGCATAAGTTCCTTTTTATCCGCCATTCGCAACGGTACATCGAAGAGGCTTTGAAGAGATACCCTACTATCATCGGCGATGTCGTTGGTTACAACCCTTCCGCTAAGCGGTGGATACGTTGGCTTGGTGGGGAGTTCGGACCGATAGTTGCAGGGCGGGCGCCGTTTACGATAAGGGCTAAGTAGAATGGCATTAGCCGCAGGGCCAGCAGCTACTCTTGCTCTAGGTACTTCCATTGGTGGCGGAGTTACGAGCGTGATTGGGAACCTGTTTCAAGGGCAGGCCCAGTCGAATATGTACAAGTACCAAGCGGGGGTGGCGCAGGTCAATGCCGCCATCGCGAAGCAGGACTCGGCTTACGCCACTGAGGCGGGAGGGGTTGAGGCGACGAATGCGGGAATGCGGACGCGGGCCGAGGTTGGGGCAACCCGCGCGGGGATGGCAGCGGGGAATGTGGATATCACGCGCGGTAGCGGGGCAAGAGTAGTCTCTAGCGAGACAGCAATTGGCCAAGAGAACGAGGCCACCATCCGAGCCAACACCGCCAAGCGGGCTTATGGTTTTGACGTGAAAGGCGCTGCGGATACTGCACAGGCGGGGGCCTTTGATGTGGCCGCCTCGACCTCCAAGACGAGTGGGATTCTTGGTGCGGTAAGCTCTGTGATCGGTGGGGCAGGAAACGTTGCAGCGAAGTGGGCTCAGTATGGGCAGAGCTTTGGCACTGGTGACCCAAGTGACACTGGCGGTGGTGGCAAAGACCCAAGCATATACACTGGATAGTTGATGCCAAACGTCCCTTACCAGAAATTCCCGACCGCTGAACCTACCTCGCCTGGGGAGAGCATCTCCGTCTCCACTCCTGGCGCAGCCTTCGGCGAGAACATCGGGGCGGCGTTACAGCATCTTGGGACGACGACTGATCAGGTTGGGAATGAACTCTTTTCTCGGGCGATCGCACTTAAGGACCTCGCGAATGAGACCGAGGCGAGGAATAAGGTCATCGACTTCACCAATAAAGCAGGACAGGCGCAGGCAGACTTCGACTCCCTTCAAGGGATCGAGGCCAAGAATGCATTACCAGCCCATTTAAAAAACATTGCTGATATGCGTAATGAGATGCGCGGTACGCTCTCATCTCCAATGGCGCAGAAGTATTTCGATCAAGAGGCTGCAAGTTTCCAAACGCGTGCTATTCTTTCCTCTTCCACTCGTGCGGGTGCGCAGTTTAAGGACTATGCCGTTGGTACAGCACAAGCTAGAGTTGACAATACTACAAAAGCATATATTGATCCGTTCAGTGAAGATGAACGTGCCCATAAGAATGGAGTTATTGAAGAAGAGTCTCATACCATTGCAGGACTTCGCGGTTGGAGCGAGGACGAACGGCAGGCTTACGTCCTTACGCAGCAAAGTAAGAACCGCCTAGGTCAGATCGAACAACAGGCGCTGGTGAACCCGATCAAGGCCTATGACACTCTCCAGTCGTCGATCAAGGCCGGTGAGATAGACCAAGCCTCCGGCGATCGCGCCCTTGATAGCATCTACGTCCACAACCGTGCGATCGGGACACAGAACCAAGCCTCTGCGATCTTTGATCCGAAGAAGTCCTTATCAGAGATGGATGCTGAGGCCCACGATAAGGCCCAGGACAAATCCATCACCCTCGGCGATCCGATGTTTGAGAAGGATCTCAAGACGGCGATCAGATCGAAGGCGATCTATGATAAGTCGATCACCACCGATCAGAACCGGACGAACACGACTACTCTTTATGATGCGATCCATTCTGACAAGTACCATACCACTCAAGAGCTTCTCGCTGATCCTGATATCGGTGCGGCGATTAAGGCCCTTCCATCAAAAGACCAAGACAAAATCCCTGAGATGCTCAAGCAGCATTGGGACAAGCACGATGCGGATAAGCAGGCTGATACCTTTACCCAACTCTACGGCCTTCGTCAATCCAACCCCGCTGGGTTCATGGATGTCAACCTCTACGACAAGAACCTTCCTCTAGCCGCAGGCGATCGTGGGGTCCTAATCGGGATGCGGAAGGAAATCCAGAAGAACGAAAATGCCAATCCTCAAGTCCAACGCGCGATCAGTTGGATGATCAAACTCCACGGTCAAGAGCTTGGGGAGCTTGGCGTTCGGTTCGCCCCTTCGCGTAGCGAGGTCCCTTCTAGTGATCGGGTGAAGAACTACAACATGTATGTCGGCTCCCTCGCGCAGGCGGTGGACTCCTTTCAGCAGACCAACGGCCGTCCACCGTCGCCGCAGGAGTTTGAAGAGAAGATTGCGAAGCCCTTGCTTATGACCCATCCCACGAACGAAGGAACCTTCCTTGGCCTTGGGATGTTTGGGAAGAACAACCAACCAGAGTTTGAGAAGTCGGTCCCCGAACCGGTGATGAATGAGGCCCGCGGGGCGCTCATGGACGAGGCCCTCAAGAATGATATGGGCGCTGACTACCAGCCAAGTGATAACGAAATCCGAATGTATATAGTCCGGAAGCAGTGGGACGAATTCTACAAGAAGGCAAAGTCTAGTGGCACAACCGGACAGCCCTGAGCAGGACGACCTGAACGACGGAGGGGACAACGTCCTCTCGATATCACCGGCTGCGTTCGTTCTGAACCAACGCCGAAGGGCGGCCGTTGGCGCGATCAATGACCTTGAAGCAAGCCCTGACGACGCTGCTAAGGCCGCTCAGTTGGCTCGGGCTACTGGGGCCGGGCCGGCTACCGTCTATGGCAACTTGGAAAACTTCGAGCAGCAGCATAAGGCCGCGCTGACTTCCAACATCCTCGACAACAACCCCTACATCCGAGACTATATCCAAACCCACCCGCTCGGGTCGAAGATTTCCAATGACGATTGGGGGCAGCTGGATAAGCTATCACAGACCCTCCAACAGGCCACTGGCGTAACCACCCTCAAGGACGCCGCTAAAGACTTCGCCGAGGGCATGGCACTTGATAAGCCCATCGGCCTATTTGGAATGGATGAGCCAAAGCTTGAAGATGTCTACGCCCACCCCGGCTGGGCAGCGGTCCTGGGCGCGGCGAGTGTGGTGGGGGCCCTGCCCGACCTCGGTATGCGCCTCCCTGGTGGCGTCATCAACGCCGGGACCCAGTACCTCCGGCGGAAGTACGAGGCGATCACTGGGAAGTCAGGGGAGGATGAAGCGAACCAATTCCTCCAAGCGATCTCTGATCCAGGGGCGATGGCGACCCTCGGGCCTTTGGCCGCTGAGGGGGCCGAGGTCCTTGGCGCTGGCCTCCGTATGCGTGAGGAACTCCGGAAGGCCGCGCCCTATATCAAGGCCGGGGAAGTCCCACCACCCGGCGTGAGCCAGATCATTGACGACGCTCGACAAGATGAGAACAAGGAGTTCTTGAAGTCGCTTAAGGAGCAAGAGCAGGCAGCGAACGCCACTAACACCATCGAGCGCGACCCGGAGTCGTTTAAGGCCTTTGTCAACCAACACAACCCCGGCCACATCGAACTCCAAGCCGACGCGGTTCGATCCCTCCTTGGTGAAGAGGCGGCCACGCCAGGGGATGGGAAGTTCGGGGATATCCCTGGCTTTAACGAGGAACTCGCGCTGGCGGAACGCCATAATGGCCACGTGCAGGTGCCCCTGGCGGATTGGCTCCTGTTCGCGAATAAGAACCCAGAGGAGGCGAAGTTCCTTCAGGAGTATGCGACCTTGCCTGGCGGGGTGACGAAGGCTGAGGGGGAGTTGGCGAAGGAGAGGGAACAGGGGCTGGCTGCGGAGGAAGTGGAAGAGCCTAAGCCAGAAGATGAAGTTCTTTATCATGGCACATCCAAGGATAGACCATTCACTAAATTAAAAGACGCACGCAACGGTACTTGGTTTACAACTGACCCCGCTGAGGCGTCACAATACGCTATTGAAAATGATAGCATGGGTTATCGTTGGGAGGATGGTAAACCAGTAGCTACAAATCGCATGCCACGTGTCATGCCAATGAGACACACGTTCGAAAACACGCTTGAATTAAATGAATTGCCGAAGGAGCTTAAAGAGGCAACTAACTATAAGAAAGCTCAAGGTGTTTACTTTGATCAATTACGCCAGCAAGGATATGATAGTGTTAGGTTCAAACAGGATAATGGACATAGCATAGTTGTATCCTTAGACAATTCGAAACTCAAGCCATTATACTCTGACCCACACACCTTGGCAATGTCCTCCATCCGCTCCGCCGCAGGCTTAGAGCCGATCTTTGCCCCAAAAGCCGAAGCCAAGTCCCTCATCCCCGAAACCGCTGAGGACTCTATCCTCACAACCGACAGCGGCGACCACACCGTCAAGTCCTTCCCCGCCCGAGAGGCGATGGCCCTTGTTGATAAAGAGCAATTAACCGGTGTCCCTCGTGCCCTTGCAGAGTTCTTCCACAACCGCCTTGATAAGTTGGCTGGGGATACTAAAGTCTGGGTCGCTTCGCCAAACTTGATGCGGGAGCTTAACAAAACCGTTAAGGTTCGGCCGAATGCACCGGGGTTCTACTACCCCGATGCTCATGCGATCGTAATGCGAGAGGATGCGGCCCGCGGTGCTCTCGGCCATGACGTTGCGACCCATATCCTTATTCACGAAGTCGGTCACGCAGCGACTTACGCTGAGATGAGAGAGTTCCCTGCTATTAAAGAGATGGTTGGGAACCTAATGAGTGAGACCGATAAGTGGCTTAGGGAACAGGCCCCTGAGGATCGTAAGACTCACGACTACGCTTTCAAGAACGCGGATGAGTTTGTCGCTGAGACTTTCTCCAACCCTAAATTCCAAGAGGTCCTTGCCACTACCCCACTCTCGAACGAACTCGCCGGGCGGTTAGGGCTGAATGCGAAGTCGTCTTCGGTTTGGGATGCGGTAAAGCAGGTTGTGGCGAACCTTATCGAGCGGTTAACTGGGGCCCGGCTACCACCCACGATCCTTGATGGGATGATGCGGATTGGAGAGGCGTTTGAGGAGGCGAACAAGGTAACGAGGGAAGGTCGAGGAGGTGAGGCTCTCCCTGCTCAAGAGCGTGAACCCGAGTTGCCCGGCGTCACCCGCATGGAGAGCCGATCCGCGTTCCGAACCCCTGGAGCTACCGGGCTTAGCGCGGATGCCATGCGCCGCTACCTCGGCCTGATCGAGAAGCAACATGAGGCTGAGCAGGCTCATATCGCCAGCAAGGCTGAGGAGGACGAACGCCGTCACCAAACCGCTGAGTGGAAGGAGAACGAGAAGCGCGTCCGCTCCGAAGTTCGCGAGGGCATCAACCGTCGGCCTGACATCGCAGCCGATCGCTATCTCCGAGACGGCATCCTCGATGGCCGAAAGGCGAGGGAAACTTTCAAGCTGGATAAAGGGTCCTTGACCGATGAACAACTTCGATCTCTTTCTCCTGACTATTACAGTAGCGCTGGGGCTAATCCTGACGACATGGGTAGGCTTTTTGGTTACCAGTCTGGCGATGCTCTGATCCAGGCGCTTGGGCAGTTGACCCAGCAGAGGGAGATGGAAGGGCTCACCCCGCAAGCCCATATCTCCAAGCTCGTCTCCGTCGCCACCGAGCATGAGATGCAAAGGCAGTATGGGGACCTGGAAGAGAATATTCTACGGGAGGCGAAGGAGCATGTCTTCTCCCAATCGCAGATCGACATCCTCGCCGACGAGACGGTTCATCTTGCTTCACTCGCTGGATCAGAACTTCCTATTTCCAAGGATGATCTCCTTAAGGGAGCAAGGCAGGTGTTCGATGCCTCGCCATTACGGGCTATCTCCTCCAAGGCCTTCGAGGCCAGCGCAGGGCGTGCGGGGCAGGCTGTGCAGGATGCGCTGCTTAAGGGCGATTATCGCGCGGCGCTTAAGGCGAAGCAGGAGCAAACCAACGCGGCGATTTATGCGAACCTTGCCCTCAAGCATGAGAAGGTTCTTAAACGGTTCCAAGAAACCGACGCCCCAAGGTGGGGGAGAAGAGAGCCCCCTGGGGTACCGCAGGAGGATGCGGTTTGGATGCATCAAATCCTTCTTCAAGTGATGGGGCCGGATGGGATACAGACATCACGGCAGGACCTGGAGCGAAGGAAGGAGATGTCGTCGCCATATACGAGCCTGAGGGATTACGTCGAGGCCAAGAATAAGGCCAATGGAACGGCGTCTACTGACCCAGACAACCCGCCTGTTACCCACACTCTTAACGTGATACCTGATCTCTTCTCTACCAACTGGCCAGGGAAGGACCTTGAGGGGCTGAGCGTTGCAGAGTTCAACGGGGTCTATGACTCCCTTAAGTCAATCAATCACTATGGGCATGAGGCGAACAAGTATGAGGTGAAGGGGAATAAGGAAGACTTAGCGAAAGTGGTATCTGGGCTCGTAGAGCGATTGAAGGCAGCGGTGGATAACAAGCCCGCGGTCAGCGGTGCCCATGAGGAGAGTAAGTTTAGAACGATCGGCTCCCTCCTTCTCAATACCGAGACTTGGCTCAACCGGCTTGACCTCGGGAACCGACAAGGCCCCTTCAACCAACTAATCATGCGCCCGATCACTGAAGGACAGAACTACCTTCGCCAGCTGAACCGTGACTTCGCAGCGAAGTGGAAGGACCTTGGGCCGTTTCCAGACTTCAACAAGTCGGTCACCAACACCATCTTCCGCACTGACGATGGACGGTTCCTGGAGATGACCAAAGGCCACGCCTACGCAGTCCTACAAAACATGGGCAATCCCCTCCAGCGAAGAAAGCTCATCGACGGCTGGAACATCTCCAAGGATCAAGACACCGGCGAGCAGATGGTTTGGAACTGGCTCAAGAACGTTGCTGGGATGGGGCCTGAGGACCTTGCGCGGGCTCAGAAGATGGGGAAGGTATTCAGCGATGCCTTTACCCTGGCCGAGCATGCGTATGTACATACTGCTGGGGTCGCACCGGCAAGGATCGAACTCTACAAAGTCCGAACCCCTTGGGGCGATGCCGATGAATGGTACCATCCCCTAATCGCGGACCCGCTTCGTCACTCGTCGAAGATGACGGTGGATGATATGATGGGGGATAGTGGATTTTGGAAACCCTCACCAGCGAGTGGGTACACCAAAACCCGCACAGGAGCCCGGTACCCTCTCGACCTCTCATTCGAGTCCGCGGCGTTTAAGCTCAAGCAAATCCTCAACGACGCCGCGATGAGGATACCGATCACGGAAGTGTCGAAGATCGTTTACAACAAGTCTTTCATGAACGCGTTTAAGGAATACTACGGCCCCGAGTACCATTCCGCTCTCGACGCTTGGATGAAGGACGCTGCTGGGAACCGCCAATGGCAACCGGTGAATATGCGGGCCCTCGATCGTTGGGTCAACTCCCTCGCTCAGAATATGTCCACGATGATGATCGGGTTCAACCCAGGGACCGTGGCGAAGCATGGGCTTACCGCGGGGATATTCTCCTCTTGGGAGGTAGGGTTTGGGAATTGGGCCTCGTCAATGCTCCATATGATCCACGAACTCCCTGGTTCGCGGGAGCGGTGGAAGTTTGCGATGGACAATAGCGAGGAAATCCGGAACAGACTTCACAATGTCCAGGACACCATCGTCGCTCAGAACAAGGAACTCTTCAAGGCCCAGAAGAACCGGGTCTTCGATGCCACGCGGGTGAAGTTAGAGAACTTTCGTGATACGGTTAACTGGTGGGGCCATGCGCCTGTAGGAGCCGGTGACCTGCTCTCTGCAGTGAGTATGTGGGATGCGGAGTACCGGCGGTTGAATAAAGAAGACCCGGATATGTCGCATGGTGATCTCGTCTACGCTGCGGACACCGCCGTGCGTAGAACCCACGGGTCGTCGATCCTAACCAACCGCTCGGCGGTGCAGCGGGCCCAGTCTCCATTCGTTCGCCTGCTGATGCCCTTCTACACCTTCCTCTCTAATGCCCTTCAACGGAACTACGAACTCGCCTGGAAGGCCAAGCTCGCTACGCAAGGCCGTGAGCTTCCTGAGATGCCGGGGTTCTTGGAGGAGAAGTTTGAGGCGGGGCCTCAACATATCCTTCCGATCATGGGCGGGGTTGCGGTTTTTGGGTTAGCGGTAGGGCTGATTGAGCATCTCGTTTCTGGCCAACCAAAGAAACAGGACGAGAGTGAAGGTGCACATATTACAAAGATACTCCTGCGTGGGTACCCGGCTCAGGTTCCGCTGGTTCGAGACGTTTCCAATTATTTGATTGATGGACATGATCCTTCGATTGGCCTTTATGGAACGTTGGCTCAGGATGTGAAGAAGTCTCTGACTACCAAGAGCTACGACTACCGGACCAACCCTGGTAAGACCTTTCGAACCGCAGCGGATGTCCTTTCCATCACCACCGGCCTCACCACCCAGTCCACTGATAAGCTCGGGGAATATCTTATCAACGTCCTGGCCGGTCATGAGCACCCGAAAGGGTTTGGGGACTTGTGGACAGGGATGAGGACGGGTACGCAACAAGCACCAAGGAGGTAGGAATGGATAGATTTGATCTTTGTTGGCCACACACGTTGATCGAAGAGTGTCCTCATCCTGAAGATTGGAGTAACCCGCGCAACTTCTCCAACGATCCTAACGATCCCGGTGGGGCGACGATGTGCGGGATTATTCAAAGTGAATACAACCGCTATCGGCAACGGCAGGGGGAACCGATCCAGTCGGTGAAGCTTCTCACGAAAGATGAAGGCCATGACATTTACTACAACGGCTACTGGCTTCCTCATTGTCCAACTCTCCCTCCAGGGCTTGACTTACAGTTCTTTGATGAGGCTGTTAATGCCGGTCCTGTGGCCGCTACTCGAATTCTCCAGCGAGCGTTAATCATTACCTCAGATGGAGCTTGGGGCCCGCTCACGATGAATGCTGTACAAGGTCTTAAGCCTGAAAACATGGCCGCAGTTAACAAGTCTTTCACCTCTTATCGGCTCGCTTATTACCAAGCCCTTGCTGGGTTTAAGTTCTTTGGTAAGGACTGGACAGCGCGTACGCAACGGATTGGGGCGGCCGCCCTGACAATGATCCCAACACAAGGAGCAACGACGTGAGCTTTAGCCCTAAAACGAGATTTATCATTCAGCTGGTGGTCTTTGTCTGCGTCGGTATCAGTCAAGGGACTGTGCATCTCACGCATATGATCCCAGATGGGTGGATACCAGCGGCCTTAGCATACGCCGGCTTTATCGCCTTCCTTGGTACCGGCTTTACCACTATCCTAAGCGGTTACGGTATGACTACTCAAAATCGGATCGACGCTGCGGCGTCGTTGCCTGATGTGAAGCAAATCATCGCTACCAAGCCGATTGCTGATGCGGCACCCTCTGACAAGGTAGTGGCAAAGCCATGAACTTCTTCGACATGATGAAGCTCGAACCGGAACTCCCGCATATCGAAGCGGCCGTTGCAGTTATCAAGAAATACATGAATGACCCCAGGACTCCTCAAGCGATCTCTCTCATCGAGGCGATTGAAAAGGACCCTGAGGTCAAAGACGCCATCGCTACGGTGGAGGTGGTAGCGAAAATGCTAACAGCACAGGGGACTTAAGATGAAGAAGTTACTTCTTGCTTCAACTATGTTGGCATGGTCGGGGATGGCCATGGCAGCGGACTTACCGTTAAAGGCAGTCTCGGGCCCTTACCCGACTGTCAAGTGCGGGCTTTACTACGGCATCAACGCCGAAGGTGGAGCGGGGGTGGTGCCAAATGCACCTCCTGGAACCACTCTCGTCGGCGGGGATATTGGTATCCTCGTCGGCTACGCCTGTCCGATTGGGAGCTTCCCGTTCTTCGCGGAGAATATTGTTGACTTCCAAAACCTCAACGCGGGGAACGCGGGGTTCTCACTCTCAGGCCCGGCGCATATCGAACAACGAGCGGGTTTCCAAACCCCGCTCTTGCAACTCCTGCCAAACCTTGGTTTCACCAGCCTTAACACCTTGACCACGCAGCCGATCGGGCCGCTACTCCCGCCCGGTGCAACTGCGGGAACTCCGGTCAACTACGTCTACGGGGCGGTGAACGAAGATGATATCTCCAGCCAGTTCGGCCTCCACTCCGGCCGTAGCTGGCTCATCTCGCCTGAGATCGGTACTGGGTTGTTGATCCCGGTTAAGCTCGCCAATGGCACCCCGATCGTAGCCGACACCTACGCCGGCTACGAACTCCAGAGCAACGCCCAGTGCATCGGGGCCGGCATGTGCCCGAAGCTTGGGCAGCGGCTTAAGGTTGGGGTAAGCTTTAAGTATTAAACCTCCCTCCCTGGCCGGAGTTGACGCCAAGCCAGGGCAACTACGGCGCGCAAATGCGCCGGACTTTTTAACAAACGGGGGATAAGGATGGTCGCAAACATCGACATCAACGGTGTGATTTTAGGATTGATAGCATTATTCAATTTAATAACCGCGTTCTTAGCATATCGAACGCATCAAAATGTAATAGCGACGCGTGCTGATGTTGCGGTAATTGAGAAGGCAACGAACTCAATGAAAGATGCGCTGGTTAAAGCTACTGGCGAGGCCTCTCACGCGGCGGGGGTCACAGAGGGCTTAGCGCAGGCGGCCAGGGATAAGGCATTGTTTGAGGCAGGAGCGAAATCGGTAACAGAGGAGAAGAAGTAAATGTTAGGAACAGTCCTACTCGTCTTCGCGTTTGTGTTCGCCTGTATCGCCAGCTTCGTGCCAGGGCCGGTTTATGGCCGGTGGCATTTCGGTTGGTTGGCGATTGCGTTCTATCTGGCGTCGTTGATCTTTGGGTCGGTGGAGCATTTGCTGCGCTAGCCGCTGATAGCGTACAGCTTTTGACCATTCGCTTCGCCAGCCTCTTCGATCTGGCCGGAGAGTTCCATCAATTGCAAAACCCTAATCACGGAGTGGTTGGGAACCAACCCACAGGCGAAGTGGATCACGCGGTATTGAGGCACCGGCTTCCCCGCTCGGCGGATGAAATCGACTATCTCTTCCATCGCCCGCCCGTCGAGGGTGGTCGAGCCAGCAGAGAAGAGGAGGGGCATGTTGATTTCCGCCTCTTCGAGCCACGCCAAGGCGGTGGTGAAGCAATCGGGGGTCAGGACGAGTTCATCGCCCTTGTCGATCGCCGCAATCATTGATAGCTTGTAAAGGTGCACCTTACGACGGCTATTATAGTGCACAAGTTTCGGGTGGGAGGGCTTCGTCCCCTCTCCTCCTCGGCGCCATTCCATGACAAGTTCTTCCCACTCTTTGGTGGTGGTGAATTCCCCAATGATGCCATAGATGGAGGTGAGGTCGTGGACAAGATCAGGATTAGGAACGCGCTGTATTTCAGCAAAGTCATCAGTGAGCCTTTGTTCATCGGAATAAACCAGAATAATTCTTGAAGTAAACCCTTGATCCCACGCGAACTCTGGCATAAATTTCATCAGGTTCGAAGGGGTCGAGCCGGCGAGCATGTTAAGTTGGGGGCGTTCGATGGTGGTGTCACGTGACTTTGTTATTCTTGTTTCGCGGTACGGTACGGTCACATCGTAAAAAGTCGTCAACCCTCCAATGATATCATGGGAATATTCGCTCATGAACGCGCTCCACTCGTCCATTATCATCATCGCGGTGTGGTAGTCTAATATCCCTTTCCCCTTCGGCAAAACATGCTTCTTCGAAGACCTTGACAGAAAATCCACAAGGCTTGCCATCGTCATCGAAGTAGGTGCGATACAGAAGTCGGGTAATTCGGCCAAGAATTTCCGGGCCGACATAATGGTACGCGTCTTTCCAATGCCAGGAGGCGCTACCAAGATTGTATACAGGTTTGGGAAGATTTGGTCGGTTGTGGTCAGCCAAACCTTTTGCTCTAGCACCCCTGCTATCGTGCTGATTGCTGTCCATCTTCGAAAGAGCTCCGATGATCCGAGATTATCGGTGTGACTTACGAAGGCTTCGATCCAGGATCGCAACCGGCGGCGTGCGCTTCCGTTGGTCAGAACCTTCCCACTCCTTAAGGCCATCAGGGTTTCCTTCGCTCCAGTTGCCGAAGTTCCATCCCGTCTTGCAATCGAAAGGGACAATGAATTGACGGCCGTGTTCTAACTCGATTGGATAACGTAGTTGCTCTTTTACCTTGGGGATGACTTCGGCTTCTTGCTTTTCGGGGTACTGAACTAAGACAGAGTCGTGCCCTTGCATTAGAAGGATAACATCTCGATGCTTCCAGATATTTATTATTCCAGAGTTGACTATATGGGCTTCGGATGCCTGGCCTTCGTAGGCAAGGGCTTGTCTAGTAGTCTCAGGATCATTGCGGCGGCCAAAGAACCATCGCTTGCGCCCTGTTAAGTTTACGATGAAACCAAATTCCTTTAACTCATCCGTTGTCCACTCCTTCCATGTCGTATGGGCTGGGAAGGCCTTGAAGTATTTAGCTTGGAACTCTTCAACGAGCATTTTATCGATTTTGGTTTGGCTGGATAACTCTCCTGCCTTACCATCAAAGTTTGAACCGTGCCCCAGCTTCTTGCACATGAAGCGATGAGTGTAATGGCGGTAGAAAATTTGCTCAGCAATTGCCTTATCCTTTTTCAAATTCCCTGTCCAAGGAAGGTCAGGCCAACAGAGCTTAGCAACAATAGTGTGTAAGTCGCCCGTTTCACAGGCGTCAAGATAGGCACCGTTATCGAATAAGTTCCATTCCACCGCCCCTACTACTCGGCTTTGGATTTGTGCCCCATCGAAGTTGCCAAACTTATATCCAGGATCGGAGATAAAGACGCTTCGCAGAGACTCTTCAATATTCTGAAAGTTGCCTCCGGTTCCGAACTCTGAGAGACTAGAGCTAAGACGACCCGTTGAAGTTCCTGCAATGTTGTATGAAGTTCGCATTCGTCCATCGGGGTCTATCTCCGTCTTTAACATTTCAATTTTCTTCTTCATATCGCGCATGACCAGCATATGCGCGACGATCAATCTCGCAGAGAAATAGCTCTCCAGTTTCTCAAGAGCCTCGCGATTGACCGTAGGTCTTCCACCTCGTCGGATGGGTGGAAGACCAAGGTGATCGTAGAAAAGGAGATGTAAATCCTTATTCGATCGCCAGTTAAACTGCCAGAGTCCAAGGCCGTGGCCAACGATGCGATTAAGCTGCTCTTCGAGTTGGTCAAGCTTGGTGAAGTATTCGTCGATGACCTCCGCACGACGGGCTTGGTCAATGAGAACGCCACGGCAGCGCATTTCGAGGATGGGGGCTTGGAGATCGCGGGAGAAGGAATAAGTCCCCGACGTTTGATTATCGAGTTGAGGATAGAGGACATCTAAAACCTCTCGCGTGATGACGCAGTCGAGACCATTATATGCCCACTCTTTTTCTTGGCCTGACAAATCGTCTGGGCCTACCAAGTCTGTGTGGATGATCTTCATTCATCCTCTCTAAACCATTCAATCTTCATGCTTGGCATCTCGTTAACCTTTCCAATAAGGTCTTGGTGTTCACTCATATACCTGATTGGCTGATTAGACGACCCCACTATCTCACCAGTAGCATCTATATGAATACAAACTACGTTATTCTAAGGCACTCTACTATTGCGCCTAGTCACGATGGCGATGACAATACGAAAGTATCTGGAATGATCATTGGAATAAACATTTCCAATTTCAACCTCAGCGCCTCTATGAATATGAAGCCTTGGTGAAATCTGGACTTTCATTCGTCCCTCTTAATTGTAGTAACCTTCTCGCGCATTTGCTTCCAGGCGCCGTGGTCGGTGTAGATCGAACCGAGGTAGCCAAGGCCCTTGAGCGACTCGGGCTGGAGCGCGTGGTGGAGAAGCATGGTGTCGTGTTCGGCGTTCATTACCTTTAGGCCGTAGGACCGCCAGAGGAACGCGATGTCGTAGAGGCCGTTTTGGAAGGTTTTAGGGATAGCTCTATCCAAGAGTAGCTTGCGTATAAAGCCCCAAGCTTGTCCCTCGCTTCGCTGATCAGGCCAATAGCTTCGGTTCTTTCTTCTTCGGTCAAAGATTGGAATAACGAGAGCATCTCCGGTTGAAGGTGCGAACCCAATGCAGGTGATCTGTGTGCCAGCTGTTTCAATGTCAACAGCCAGCGATGCGCAGCTGCGGATGTGTAGGGCATAGAAGTCCTCAAGGTCGGAGATGGTTTCTGGGATATGGACGGAGACAGCGGGGTGGCGGATTTCGGGGAAGGCGGACTCGCGAGCGGCCTTCATGAGGTCCATTACGGTTGTTGGTCGGAGTTCCCATTGGCGGCAGACAGCAGCGGGGTGATAGGTGGGGAGGACTTTGTATCCCGTCGCGGTATGAGTAGAAAGTTCAGTAGTGCCTCGGTACTTTGAAATCGCTGTGCGGCCAAGTAACGCCCAAGACGCTGTATTTCCAAGGGCGATAATGATGTTTGGATCGGCCTCAAGTAGCTCCGATCCAAGTCGTTCGAGTTCTGGGATGAACTCGGTTCTGACGTACTTGCTCTTAACGAGTGCTGGATACCCGTCGATGCCTTCGGCTTTTGTCCCACAGAAGAACTCCACTTGGTTGCCGGGGGGATGGAGGTTGAAAACGTTGGTGAGATGGCAGTCTGCCCTGTGTATACCCGCGTCGTCTAACATACGCGTTAATTCTTGCCCTGAATAGCCGACGAAGGGCGAGCAGGCTTTCTCTTCGGCTTCGCCCCAACTTTCACCGACTAATGCTATTTGGTTTCGGCAGGAACTGGCCATTCTTATCTCTCTTGGCTTCATGCATATGTTCGAGGTTGTGGCAAGTCCAACAAAGCACCTCTATATTCGAAGCGTCGTTGTTTGATCGGTCCCTATCTTTGTGGTGTCTTGGTAACTCTGTTGTGTAGTGTCCATGACACCTCTCACAGGTATATAAATCTCTACCTGCTGCTTCTAAAGACTCTCTTACCCTTCGTCTGACAGTCGATCTAGAAGTACCTCCTTTCCAATTTGTATTGTCATCACCCCACTGTTTTAAGACTCTACGCATGCTTCGCTCCCGAGCTTGGCATAGCCGGCGATGTCGTCGAAATGGTCTTTGTGCTTACCACCTCCAGAGATGATGCGGGCTATTTTAGTGCAAATCATTTCAAGAGCTTCGCGTTGGGCCTTTGGTAGCTCACCCCATCGACCCGTGCCGAGGATTGATTTTAAGTCTTGAGCTATGATTGCTGTCAAGGCGAACGATCCATGCGTCTTTTCACGTTCGACGAGGAGTGGGTCGCGGGTGGACAAGTCCATAGGGCATACTCCCATATGATTACAATGGTTAGATGCCCCGGGACAAACATTCCAAGGCATACGGCACTTGGGGCATTGTAAAGTCCCGGGGCACTTCATGGTTACTCCTCCACCGCCGCTACGCCACCGACCTTCGCGCTCACGCCCGTTCCGTCTTGGAACGACTCGTGTCGCATGGTGACGATAAGCTGGTTGCCTGGGGCTTCTTCGATCAACTGGCCCAGGGACATGTCACTCTCGGTGTCAAGACCTGCGGCCTTGAGCATATCGGTGAGACGCCAGAGGGAGTTCTCGGTGAGATAGTAGGTGTCCTTGATCGTGACCTCGGACAGTTTCTTCTTCTCACCTTTCTTGTTCGTCAGCCACTCGTCGAGTTGGTCGGTGTCCACGGAGTCCATCGCTTCGAGGACTTTGTAAGTGAACTCAACGAAGGGCGTTTGCTTCTTGGCCGACTTATCCTGCCTGGGTTGGCCGGTTACGACGACGACGTAATCGCCGACTGGCATCGCGGCAGGGCGTTCGACATCGGAGGCTTTGGTTTTAAGGATGTCGGAGAATGAGCTTGCGCTGGTACGGGGTGCGGGAGCGGTTGCTGTTGTAGCTTTTGCCATGTATTATGCTTTCCGTTTGATGGGTGTGACTTTGGTTTCTGGTTTCGCTCGAAGGACTTCAAAGATGGATGCTAGGCCTGTTTCAATGGGATACTCCTTTGCCATGTCGAAGGGTTTGGGGTTTTTGAGATCGATGATAGCGGTGGGAACGGTTTTGATCGTGCGAGCGCCTCCTGCTTTGGTTTCGAAAAGGGCAACGGTGTTGAAGTAAGCGTTGATCTTGGAGTTGATGGCCGAGCCGATCGAGGCTGGGAAGCCCTTGGTCTTGCCCTCATCGGTTTCTTGAAAGACGATATGGGAGTTGACGATGACGTTCGTCTCGAAATGGTCGGAGTACATCTGACCGAGCATAGCGAGGATGCCCTTTTGGGCATCGCCATAGACGGAGCGTTTGTCAGGGTTGGTGGACATGCTATCGTAGAAGAGGTATGCGGCATCGGACAAGAAGGTGAGGGTGTCGAGGACGAGGATGCACTCAGGTCCCCACTCCGAGGGAGGGCCGAGATCAACGTCGTCGTACTTCCATCGGTCGAGCATTTTGAGGGCGGTGATGAAGGCCTTGGGCTGGCCGATGACTTGAGGGCCGATGGCGGAGGCTTTGCGCCGATCGCGAAGGGTGAGGTATTCGACATTACCGATCTGGTCTGGGCAGTCTTTGTAGATGAAGTTCTTGAGGGACTCAAGGCCGTTGTCGAAATCGAGGATGCGGAGTTTGTATCCTGCGCCGACGAGAGAGGTAAGGGCACCGGTTTTACCTGTGCCGGGGGAGCCCATGCAGCAGAGTTTCGTATATTGGTTGCTTTGGTGGTCACTGAGGTTTGGCATTTGTGTTTCCTGATAGGATTTCGGTATAGAGTGTGAGCAGGTCCCCTTCCTTGACGTCGGCCTTTGGCCCGGTGCAGATTAGATGGCCAAGGCCGGGAAGGTGGATTGAAAACTCTAACGACGCGCCGAGTTCGTTGATCTTATCGACGCGGAACTTGCCAAGGATGAGTTTGTAGCGGATGGGTTGGGTTTCAATATCAGCCATATCTCACCATTTCCTTGTCTTACAGTGACGGACTTTGAGCGCTCAGCGTAGCAGTTGTGTGGGATGTCTTTTAATTCAGGTCGGCGCCCTGCTATTATTATCTCGACCGAAGAGGGTTCCATCTTTCCTTCTCCTCCAACTTTGTGAACTGCGTTTTCAAGAAAGTCTCCCTCACGCTCGGGTCCTTCCCACAGATTTCCCGAAAGGGGCACCCGGTCCGGCCATCGGCTTCGGAGCGATAGTGGCCACAGGATTTGTCGTTCATGGGCCAGTAGTTGTTGACCGCGTATTGCTCTGCGAGGGTGAGCCAATAGCGGAGGTCGGCGAGCCATTCGGCGGTTTGTGCCGGGGTACGGTAGGTGAAGCCCCGGCCAAAGCGGGACTCGTCTTCGAGGATTTGGGCCGCGTCGATGATGACGCCCCGGACGGGGGTCCCAAGGACGACCTGCCCCGCGAAGGAATAGAGGGACATTTGATTGTCGGGTTCGAATTGGGAGAAGAACCAAGTGCCGGGAGCGGCAGTAGTGGTTTTGCGATCCATGACGAAGAGGTCGTCGTTGAGGGAGACGACCCGGTCGAGGTGGCCGGAGAGGATGTACTTTGTAGGTTCAAATGTGCCGTTTGGATCGCCGTCATCATCTACTTGTAGGCGCTCTGTCTTTGGCCCCCAATCCAACTCAAACCGGAAGCTCAACTCTACCGCTGGCTTTCCATCGGCGAGGATGTGGGTATGGGTCTGCTCACGCTGAAATTGATCAAGGTACCAAATAACCGTGCGCACAAGCGATGTTCGCGTCTTGACCTTGTGGTCTGGGTCAAAATCACTAGTCCGAAGCAAGAGCTCTCGAACAGTGTCGTGAACCGCATCGTTGTGTTTAATCCCAGTAGATCGGAGTATGTCGTAGTCCTGGAGCGCATGATGATACTCCTGCCCAAAGCGGAGATGGACAGACTCTTCGTTGGATGACCAGCCTTCGATCATTTGATAGTAGTAGAGGCGTGGGCAGACTTTGAGCCAACCGAGGCTAGTTGAGTCCCAAGCATACTGTATTTTAGTACCTGGAAGGAAAGGGGACATAGCAGTTGAGGCTAAGGCTATTGCGGTTGCCCCTTTGAGAAAGCCTCGGCGTGATAATGCTACATTGGTCAAGGTATCTGCCTCCTCTTCACCACCTGCGGGGGCGAGGCCAACCCAATCTTGGCTAGGTCCACCTTGGGCCCTTCGTTCTTCTTCGGCTTGACACCGGCATCGACCAGTTGGCGGTTGCGGCGGTGAAAGGCGATGACTTCGTCGATGTTCCGAGCGGAAAGTTCGAGTGGGTCCATCGACATGAGCCAGTCGAGGTAGTTGCCGGTGCCGGGAAAGCGGGGGTCCTTATCAGGTTCTTCGGTCATGCTACACCCTCCGATCTGAATAGGCCAAGGGCCGCTCTGGCATTTCGTATGTCGTTAAGAGTGCCCCGAAATGTAATAGCGATCGGTTGCTCATTATCCAAATCACTATCATTGATTTGATCACGTTGCGACTCGTAGTTGGCTATTAGCCGTTGGAGGATACCATAGGCTAATGATGCAGCAAGCTTTTTGCGGTCATTCATCTTTAAAAGTCCTATTTGCGCTTCTGACGAAGTCATGCACAATCTCCCGGACCTTCTCCGACCAACGCTCGTAGTTGGCTTTTAGGTACTCAAGGTCCTTTTGCCAGAGATTTAGCGTGACCTTCTTGTGCGGCTGTTCGAGGGGAGGGGTGGGCACTGAGCGGCCTTTCGTTGTAGATACGGTTGACCCAAGCGCGGGAGATGCCAAAGTCGGCGCCGATTAGTTTGGAGGAGTTAACGCGGGCGAGATCACAACGGCGGATGATTTCGGCGACATCGGCGTCGGTTAGCTTGGATGGACGGCCGTTTTTGTTCACGTTCGCCTCCGCTTCACGCCGTTCTCGGAATAGTTGTTGATCGGGGAGAGGTCATGGATATTCTCACAGGTCTCGATCGGGAGTTCTTCGGTTTCGCCGGGGAGCTTGCGGGCGTAGATATAAACCCACCACTTGCCAGAGATTTCTTTCATCTGGATGATGAGGGCGTCGTAAGGGGAGGTGCCAAGGCGGGGGTCGTCGATGAGGAGGCCGTTGTGTTCGTTGCGGGAAAGGACGCGGGCGTAGTTCAGGCGCACACGGAGATGGTTGGCGGCGCCGGATGTGGGGCAGGAGTGGCGGATGCCTGCGGGGGAGTCCATCGCCCGGTCGAGGAGGTGGAAGCAGTCTTCGTAGGCGGCCCGACTTGTCGATACTGTCACTGTACTTCCTTTTTTATAACAACTGCCGTTTGCCAACCGTCAGGGAATTTGACTGTAAGAGTTCCTTCTATGATAAGGTCTTCTTCTAAAGCTGTGTCGATGAGTGCTTTGTATAGACGCTTAATAGCTGTAGTGTATTTGGAGTCGTTCATTTG